GGGGCCAGCCAGGGGGCCAGCTAGGGGGCCAGCCAGGGGGCCAGCCAGGGGGCCAGCCAGGGGGCCAGCCAGGGGGCCAGCTAGGGGGCCAGCCAGGGGGCCAGCCAGGGGGCCAGCCAGGGCGGATCATCGCCGCCGGTCCACCGTGGCAATCCAGGAAACGCGGCGGTTGGACGCTGGGCAAGGCACAATACAGGGACATAGCCGGGGCTGTGAGGTAGGGATTGCCTATTTATTAGGCAGCCTGCACAAAAAAGAGGCAGGCCAGGGCCTGCCCTAGGTCAACCAAGATTAACTCAAATCAGGTTAAGTAGCGAGCCCTAGCGCACGGTAGCAATAACGGCGGACAAGTTTGGCAACGGCCGTCACCTCATAGCTGCCTCGATAGACTTGATCCACCTTGCCCGTTATCATGCAGGCGATGTTATGCCGCATGATTTTGCTGGCGCCGAATGCCGTGACCGCATTGACCAGCAGGCTAGGGACAAAATAGCTTTCATCCATGTGGGCAATGATATGATCCCTGCCTCCCCATGGCTCGCCGTCCTTATCCCGCAAGGCGCAATACCAGCAATCCCCGGCACTCGGTGCCGATATTTCCCCAGCCCATAGGGCCTTGGCATACGCCTGGGCATACTTGCGGACCTTGGCGCGAAGCTTTTTGGTCTCGTTTGGATCAACGCCTTCGCCCATGACAAGCCCGCCCGCCAACAATAGCATTCCATCGGCATAGGCGTATTCTTGCCCGTGATAGCGGACCATCCACACGCCGGCATTGGAGTAAACCGTACACGGCGCGAACCGATTGAAACGGTTCTTAGTGGTGACGGTTTGCCAACCACCTGTATTAAGGCGCACGCGACCGTCGCGGTACTTCTGAATAATGTTGGTCCGGTGCAAGCGTATCACCCTGGCGCCGTCTTCTGGCCGGACAAATTCAAACGTGTTGTTTGCGATCTTGCGGGCCTTACCCTGCACCGACTGACAGCCGATACTATCGCGCATTGAAATTCTCGCCATTATATCACCTCCAGTGAACCAGTTGAAACTAGTCCGAGAAATTCGCCTTCTTGGGATTTGATATGACAGTGGCCCATGGTATTCGCCTTCGGGCAACCGGGCAGATTGACAACCGTCACTATGTCGCCCTTGCGGAGATTGCCCTGGCGCACACCTACGGGCGGGTCCATGGTATCCCATAGGCACGGGTCAAAGCGGTAACTCCGGCCAGCCTTCACTTTCGCAACCATGGCTCATTCTCCCTTCTCGCAAGCGTCGATCATAGCGGTATACGCCAGCTTAATTTCCTCGCGTAGATCACAGGTGAACGCCTTAGACATGCAATCCATTTCCAGCGTTTCGTTGATAATCTCCCATGCCCACCTGGGAGCACAACAGATGACAATTTCGTCCGAATAATCTGTCATGGCTCAAACTCCGCTGTCTTGTGCGGTCGCATTGACCTTGGAGTGCAAGGCGTCAAAGGTTCGCACTTCGATGTGCATCCACTGTTCGCCCAGATCCAGCCCGAGCTTGCAGAACAGCATGCGGGCAAGGTCAACGTCAAAGCCCTGGGCCAGGCCGGATACTTCATACACTCGGCCTTTCTCGATCACGTCCTTACCGTTTTCCGCGACCCAGCCACCGATAAACGACTGTGACGTGAAACCACCAAAATAGTGGTTAAGGTCTGCCTCGAATTGCGCCCGCCGATCGGCATTGCGCGGCATTTGGATTGCCGGGACCGGGCACCGCACGGAAACCCGTGGGCCGGTTTGTTCGGCCAGGATAATTGGACTGGGTTTCTCGTCGACGGCAACGGGCGGCTCGTGCCACGGATTATTCGCGGCCGCCCGGTATTTGGCGCGATCATTGGCGATTTGCTTTTCCGCTTGTGCCAGGGTACGGCATTTGCGGCAGAGATATGCGCTTGTCATTTGAGTATCCTTTCCAGGGTGACAGGTTCATCAATTTGTTCCCATTGTCCGCCGATAAGAATTTCGCCGTCTTCTACGGCGCGGACCTTGATCTGGGCGTTCCGGTCTGATACGGCCAGCACAACGGCCAGTTCCGTTTCGCCATAACATGTTGAAATTTCAACCGTTTGGCCGACTAGAACATCTTCTGTGATCCACGTCATTATCTGGTTTCCTTTCGTTGCCATGCCGCCAGAATAGCGGAAAATCCCTAAGAAAGTCTAAAGAAAACAGGCGAATAATCTTGCGATCTTCGCCTGTTTCGGGTAATATGATTACCTTGCATGCCAGGTAATTTTCTTTCGCATCGCCTATTTCACACTGGATTTCGTGTGAAATAGACTAAATCACACCCGGTTTTCGCAGTGTGAAACAAGGCCATTTCGGCAGAAATCGCCATGGTATGCCGGAAATCGCCATGGTATGCCGAAATCGCCAAGCCGCTATCAGAAGGGGATAATGTCCTCGTCTTCTGGGTCTGACTGATCTTCCAGGGCGGCGGGGATACGGGCCAGCCGATCGGCCAGGGTTGCGGGTTTTCCAAGGTCGGCTTCCGTCGATCCGGCCCCAGCCTCCTGGGTCTCCTGCATGATCTCCTCCTCAATGGGGCCTTTAGCGGTCATACCCGAGCGCACGGTACGAACTCGCTTCACGGCGGGGGCATAGTCCAGCCCGGTCGCCTCGGCCTCCAGATCGAAGCTGATGCCCTGCAACTCCATCAGCTTCACCGCGGCATGAACCTCGGCCGTATCCTTCGCCGCGGCGGTGCGGGCACGAAGGTCCGCCGACGTTATAAGGCCACGGGCTGCAAGCTCGATACTCTCCAGCATGAAGTTCTTTATATCGTGAATGGACCGGAGCCCCGGCCGCTTCTTTCCTATCTTCATTCCGTCACCATACTACAGGCCATGCATATAGGGAAGCCCCTTCCCGCATCCCGCAGGTGTGTGTCTTATAGACACACACCTACCTGCGGGTTGCTGGAGGATAGGCAAAAAAGACCTGCGGGAAGACCTGCGGTTTTCTAAACACATGATATTACAGCACTTATAGCATTTGCCCGCAGGTCCAAACACCTGCGGGAAGACCTGCGGGTTGTGTCAAAAATAAGGCGAACCCGCAGGTCCAAATCGACCTGCGGGAAAGACATTCTATATATGGTATATTGTTGTTTCACTTTGGCACAACATCTGGGTCCCGCCAACGCCGGTTCCGCGGGGTCGCATCCGGGTTCGCGAGCCAACGCCTGCCTTCTTCGGACTTCGCCACGGTCCTGGATAGGAATTCCATGGCGGAACTCACGAGGTCCTCGCGAACCGGACCTTCTTCTGGCCAGTCGTCTTCGGCTGTCGTTGCCTCGGCAATCATCTCGGCCAGGGACCGATTGGTCAAAGCTTCATTAATCCCTCGGCCCGTTATAAGGTCGCGGGCGGCATTGAACCGTGCCGCCGAGGCTGCGCGGGTAGATTTGTCGTCCGATCGGGGGTCGCGAACACCGGCATAAGCGAACGCCAGGGAGTTTTCCAGGCCAGTTCCTTGGCCAGTAAGGTCTATGCGATGGCCCTTGAACGTATGACTTTCAGCCCAAGCGTCGACATCCTTGCCCTTGGTCATCTTCAGGTAAGCCTCACGGACGCTGGGGTCGGACGTGACAGTCATCTGGATATCCAGGGCCGCGGGGCCGGCGGACGATCCACGCGAACCTTTCTTCTCATCCTTGCCGGTATGGTGAACGTATATAATGAAGGCCCCGAGGGTCTGCCGCATCCTATCCGCGGCTCCGGTGACGACAGCCATATCCTTGGCCGAATTTTCGTCGAGGCCGGGCATCGCTCGCGCCAGGGTGTCGAATATGACTAGGCCCGGCTTCACCGCGATGACCTCGGCCAGGAACTCGGAAATTTGGTTCGGGTCTATGAAGGGCGGCATATTTTCCACGATATAGAAGTTTTTTGGGTTCGCTTCCGTCCGATGGTGTATAAGCCATGCCTTGACGCGGCCGAGGAGGCCGAAACTTCCTTCGCCGGCCACATAAACAACGGTACGCTGCTTCGTTGGCCGGCCCATCCAATCGAGACCATAGGCGACATGAAGGCACAGGTCCAAGGCTAAAAATGACTTGTAAGTGCCGGTAGCGCCCAATATTTCGCCCAAGCCGGTCATGGGGAATACCTTGTCTACGAGCCATTCGGGTGGTTTTCTCAGTTCGATTTCCTCGGGGGTTGAGAGTTTATACGGCCGCCGTTTAGGTTCTTGCGTTGCGGGATTATTAGGTTCTGGTGTGGCAGCCATGAGGGCCTGAGCCTTGCGGCTAAATGCCTCACACCCAGCCGGTCGTTTGGCATAGCGGTAGGGGTTCCCAACAACCACTGCCAGCTTTTCAGGCGGCCAGGGGGGTATACAGCGCGGGTTCCACACTTCCAGCATAAGCTCAAGAGCCATGTCCTCGGAAATGCCCCTGTCGCGCAACATGGCAGCGGTCTGGTATGTATGCGCGTGGCTTCCAGACCGCAGCACGGCCGGCTCCGTTTGGGCCAACCAATCTCGTGCATGGGCCACATTCTCAGGCAGATCGGGCTCGACAAGCCATTTCCCGGCATCGGGGTGACGTTGCTCGTCTCGGCCGCAGGCTTGGATAAGATCGGCGGGGGCCGCAGTGATGGTGTGCCAGCCATTATGAGCAATTTTGTACTCAACCCCATTGATGACTGAACCCGGGGCCACAACGTAGCCACCGTGGGCACGCACGTCCACACCCTTGCCGATCTTCTCGACCGAGGAGGGAACCGAGGGTGTGCCGGCCGTCATAGCGTAGTAGAGGTGACAACCCCCAGATGGAGTATCGACGGTTAGGGTGGGTGTCAAAACGCCGGATAGCCCGAGGTTTTGTGCTGTATCGTCACCACCCTTTTTGGTGTCCACGTCCACAATCAATAGGCGCGGCCGGCAGGCATCCGGGTAGAGGCCGATGTTGGCGTCCGGGTGCTCAGTCCACCATGCCTCGATCTCGAAGTTGTTGGTAGTGGCGTCCTTGAACCCGGCCGAACCCGGCAACGGCTTCTTGGAATTGGGCTGAAGCGGGAAGACAGCAAACCCCCTGGCCGCGAGGCTGAGGGCCTTTTCCTTCATTGTCGCTGTCACTTAACAATCTCTTTGGATAGCTGGGCTCGGGCTCGGGCTTCGAGGATACGGCGGAAATCTCCTTGCAGTCGCCTGCGATGGCATTCGCGGCAGACGCGGTTAATGGGCCGCCCCATGCGTTCACGGTCTGGTACGGCTGCGGGATGGATGCCGCACAATTCACACTTCTTTTTCATGGCCTAAACCTCGGGTTATTTGGGCTGGATGTGCTTCTTGTACCGCTTCGTTCGGGCCATGTGGCCGCCCAGGGGACGGCCCGCCATAGGCATCACCTTCTTCTGGGCGATTAGGTCCTTCGCGGAGAACATCCACGGCCTGCCTGTCTGTGTCAAGTCCGGAGTTGGCCGAAGGAGCCGGAGATCGCAGCGGCGGATGGCGCGCCGGAAGCTTTCTACATGTTTATAACCTAAATACTCGGCTGCCTCGCGGCATGTGTTCATGGCCTTCAGTCTCATGGGGATACACCCTCGAAAATTTCTGTTGACAGGGCCAAGCTACTCTGGCTAGATGCCCCTTGTCAACTAAATCAATGGAGGTTACGGTGGAAATCAGGTCACTATCAGGCGACTTGCTCAAAGAAGTCCCCGGTCTGACTTTGCAGGATGCGGACTTGCAGTACGCGGACTTGTGGTATGCGGACTTGCAGGATGCGGACTTGCAGGGTACGAACTTGCAGGGTACGAACTTGCAGAGTGCGGACTTGCGGGGTGCAAACTTGCGGAATGCGGACTTATGGAATGCAAACTTGCAGAATGCGGATTTGCGGAATGTGGACTTGTGGAATGCAAACTTGCGGAATGCGGACTTGCAGGGTGCGAACTTGCAGGATGCGAACTTGGAGGGTGCGAGCCTCCCGCATTTTCAAATCGCGTCCGGCCGCCTGATCGTTTGGAAAAAAGTGCAGAATAAAATTGTTACGCTTTCCGTTCCCGAGAAGGCCCGCCGCACGGGTTCGCTGGTTGGCCGCAAATGCCGCGCCGAATACGCCCGCTGCCTGGAGATTGAGGGTGGCGAACCCGTCACTTCCCGGGGTGTGACCTATAAAGTCGGGAAGCTGATCCGGCCCGATAAGTATGACGACGACCCGCGAGTGGAATGCACGAATGGCATCCACTTCTTCCTGACCCGCAAAGAAGCCGAGGAATACTACTGAGTGGATGCAGAGACGAAATTATGGCGTGCGGTACTGCTCCGGGCAATCCGTGACGCGATACCGGACGATGAGAACTCTGTCTCCGACAAGGAGTGCGCCGAGGCACGAAATTTTCTCTTGCGTGACACTGAGGACTTCGATATTGTTGTAACACTCGCTGGATACGACCCCGAATGGGTCCGGGCGAAACTCAAGGAGACAATCTGATGTACGACAGCATCTACGGGGGCAGGCATGACTGACTTGCCCGACCGCACCACGCGCAAGGCCATGGTGGCGGGTGTGCTCGCCGGCTGCGCCGCCCTGATCACGTATATCGTTGTAGCAGGCGACCCTGAAAACACCCTGCATCAGTCCGCCCTAGCTTGGAGTTTCACCCTTTCGGGTGCGATGCTGGGCGGGTACCTGTTCGGCGCGACCTGGGAAATTGTTAAGGGAGTAGGGAAATGATCCCCGTCCGCATCCGCCACAAGACCAGCCGTCGCGGCCTCGGCTTCACGGCCTTTTCCTTGAAGGACAAGCTCTCGGAAAAGGCTATTGCTAACTGGATCGCGGCTACGCTACAATGCCAAGGCACCTTGCCCTCGGATGTGGAGGTCCGCATCGGTGGCGAGGAGTGGAAACCCATCACTCAGAAGGAAAAGTCACCATGACCAAGAACACGCTTTACATCGTATTGATCGTTTTCGCCGTCATTGCTGTTCTCGCCGGCTTGACCGGAATGTTTGGAGCATAAGGAGAAAACCTGATGCCAAAACTGATCAAGGCGCTATTCGGCGTCTATGTGCTGGCGGCCGTGGCTGCCGCATTTCCTGGAGTGGCTTCTGCCATTCCGATCGAGTCCCCGACGCTCGCGGATGTGGTCCGGGCGGCAACGTCCGCCCCGAACGACAACATCCGCCTCGCGGTTGTCAAGGGATCGGCCCTGATCGACAGCCTGAAGGCAGGCATCCTCGGTGGTCCGACCCGTACAGTCGAGGTGGCGGCTGACGAGTTTCAGCCGACCCACATTGTCCCCTGGGGTTGCCGCTCAATCGAAGACATTCTCGATATCGCTAGCCCCATCAAGGAGGAGTTTCGCCAGGGACTTGTGGATAAGATCAACGAGCGCCGCTGTTTCTTTTTCCCAGGCGGAGTTGCTGTTCAGCGGCTCGAAATTCAAACAGTTATACCGGCTGAGGGCGACCGCCCCATCATGGTGATCTGGTCTATGGTGGACAGAACCGGTTCCATCGCCTATGGTTCCTGGGCGCCCGACGACGAAAGTTAACTCGGTCCACTTTGCTGCCAACTACCCCAGGTGGGGTAACCCGCCCGGGGGCTTTTCCCCAACTAAGGTTTCCCGATGGCCGGCCCTCGATTGCTGCGCTACGACGACAGCCACAACGCCTTCGTCTTGACGACCGCCGATCACAAACTCGTCGAGCAGACGATGAAGGATGGCTGGGCGCGGGATACAGCATACCGTGGCAGCGGTACGGCCCTGTTCACCCGCGAGCCCTACGCCGCGGTTCATCACATCGCTGCATCCCAGGATGACTTAACCAGAAATCGGTTAATTCACCTCGCCAATGAATATGCGGCTAGCTTGGCCGAGGACGCCCCAGATATTTACCCGGCCCCGCCTGGGATGACGCCTCTGCCATTTCAGAACGCCGGCATCCGCTATGCCCTGTCGCGGCCGAACCCCCTGATCGGGGACGAGATGGGGCTCTGCAAGACGAGCACGAGCATCCTCATGGCCAACGAGATGCAGGCCCAGCGGATGCTGGTCGTGTGCCCGGCGAGCGTGCGCCTTCAATGGCAGAAGGAAGTACGAGCGTGGAGTACTATCAAGAAGCTGTGGACCTATCCGATCCTGAAGTCCGCCGATGGGGTGAGCCCTGTCGCGCACTGGACGTTCATATCATACGACTTGCTCCGGCATCCGCACATCCGGGCCGCGCTCGACAAGCTCCGCTTCGACATGCTGATCCTGGACGAATGCTTTCCCTACGAAACCCTTGTTGAGACGGAGTTCGGTTCCTTGCCAATTGGCAAGATCGTGAGGGATCGGCTCCCTGTTCGAGTATGGGGGCGCAACGCTGTTGGCGGTCTTGACTTAATGAGGATTACCCGATATATTAGAACCACATCTGAGAAGATGGTTCGCGTGAAGCACGAGCTAGGTGTGCTTGAATGCACACCAAACCACGAGGTATATGTACATGGCTCGGCCGCACCGATCCCGGCTAAAGACCTACGACCCGGCCAGAGATTGCGAGTGGTGTGGGATCAGCTTCCAAGCGAAGCAAAAAACCCAGCGTTTTTGCAGCCGGAGTTGTTCGGCCCGTTGGCGCGTACTATTCCGCCCCCGGCCTCCGGAGCACATGCTAAGGATGCGGGCAGCCCGCACAGGGGCGAAGCGGCCGGATGCAGCGGTCAGGATGCGGCGCTTAAATTCCGATCCGGCGTTTCGCGCCAAAGTGGACGCCGCTGCGAGGTCGCGGAAAGGCCAAAGTCTGACAGCACCAGTGAAGGATCAGTTCAAGAGCTTGCCCCCCTGTTATCGGGTGGATATAGCCTATCCTGCGGAGAAGCTGGCGGTAGAGATCGATGGCCCGAGCCATCAGACGAGGCGTTGGCGGTTTCTGGACGCCCGGAAAACGGCAGTACTCCAGGCTCTAGGGTGGAAAGTGTTGAGGTTTACAAACCGCGAGGTCCTGGAGGACTTGCCGTCTATAACCTCGAAGTTGAGGGCGGCCATAACTACTTCGCCAACAGGGTAAGTGTCGGAAACTGCCACATGTTGAAAACCAGTTCATCGAAGCGGACACAGGCTGCATTTGGAAATTTGGCCGGGACTGTCGAAGGGGTTTCATCTCGGGCCGAGAAGATCGTCGGCCTGACCGGTACGCCTCTGCCAAACCGCCCGCGTGAGGCGTATATGCTGGCCCGGCACATGTGCTGGGATGCGATCGACTGGCTCTCTGAGGAAGCCTTCGAGCGGCGGTTCAATCCCTCCGCGAAGCTGTGGACCGGTAAGGTGCTGGAAGAAGTGGGGCGGATGCCCGAGCTTCGCGCCCGGCTGCGCTGCAACTTCATGGTGCGCCGGCTGAAGAAGAAGGTCCTGACCCAGCTTCCCGAGCAGCAATACGAACTGACCTACATTGAGCCGAACGGGGAAATCCGCAAGGTGCTGAAGGCCGAGAGCCTGCTCCACATTGACGTGGAGAACCTGGACGACATGGACATGGCGACCCGGGGCCATATCGCCACGGTGCGACGGCTGATGGGGGTCGCGAAGATACCGCGCATCGTGGAGCACGTCTCCATGCTGCTCGACGGCGGCCTGCCCAAGGTTGTCGTGGCGGCCTACCACAAGGAGGTTGTGGCCGCCCTGGCTGCGAAGTTCGCACGGTTCGGCTGCGCCGTCATCACCGGGGGCCAGAGCCCCATGGCTCGGGAGAGAGCTAAAGCTCAGTTCATCCAGGACCCGCGATGCAAGGTCATTCTCGGCCAGCTTCTCGCGGCCGGTGAGGGGGTGGACGGGCTCCAGAAAGTTTGCAGTCACGGGGTTTTTGCCGAGGCCGACTGGACCCCTAAGACCAATGACCAATTCGCTGCCCGGCTCTGGCGGATGGGACAATCTAGGGGCGTACTTTGGCAGTTCCTTGTGGCACCGGGGTCCCTGGATGAGCGCATCCTTGGCCGTGCGATCGGCAAGGCCCACAATATTCACAAAACCCTGGACGGGGAATGAAATAATTCCTTGACAACAAATTCCGGCTGGCTTATGTTGTCGGGGAAATCGCCATGAAAACACCTACTCAGGAGATACGCTGTGCAGATCACCAATTTCAAAGTTAGCTTCCTTCGCAAAGTTTCGCCGGCCAACTACGAGAGTGCCGAGGCGGCGGTCGAGTTCTCCGGCATAATCGATGACGGCGAGAACCCCGCCCAGATGACGGCGAATGCCCTGGCCCTGGCGAAGCGGCAGGCCCTCGCCGCAGTCGGCAAAGGCAGCCCGAAGTCCGAGGCGGACGTTCAGACGATCGATACGGCGCCGGCTGTCGAGCCCGAGGTCATCGTTCCCAAGAAGCGCGGCAAGGGCGCCCCGAAGCAAAAGAAGACCCTTCAGGCCGAAGCTGCCGCCGCCATGGCTGACGACGCTCAGGACGAAGCCGTCGCAGCCATCGAAGAAGCTGCCGGCGTGGACTATAAGGAAGCCGAAATCACCGACAAGGAAATTCAGGACGCTGCCAATGCTTCAGCCAAGAAGCACGGCGGCAAGGTCGTAAAGACCCTGATGGCCGAGAAGTTCGGCGTGCAGATGCTTCGCGACATCACCGTGGGTGATCGGCCTAAGTTCCTGAAGGCCCTGGCCGACCTCGACAAGGCGTGATGTCTGACATCGACCTCACGCTGCCGACCTTCTTGGTTCGATCCAAGCTGATGGAGAACGTCGCCATGGCGAAGCCGCACCCGATGAAGGTAGTTTCCGAGACCGGCATCAAGATCATCGAGGAAGATTTTATCGACATCACCCCTGAGGAACCAGCCCACGCAATTCTTGGGGCCTCGTCCAATCACATCTGGCTTAACTGCCAGGGCCAGCCGAACCTCGTGCGGAAGTTGGGCCTCAAGAGCCCTCCAAACGAGTACTCGGCGCAAGGCTCGGCGGCCCACGAGATTGCCGCCTGGGTTCTAAAGGGCGAGCGGGAGCTTTGGGAGTTTGCCGGTGAGACGTGGAGCCATGACGGCTTCTCCGGCGAAGTTGACGACGAGATGATCTCCGGCATCCAGCTTTATGTCGATACGCTGGCCGCCGATGATCCGGCCGAGGAAACCCTGATCGAAACCAAGGTTGGCCTCAAGGAGTTTCACCCCGACCTATGGGGTACACTCGATGCCGCCAAAGTACAGGGCAATCTTCTCCGGGTGTACGATTTCAAGTACGGTGTGAACCACGTCGAGGCCGAAGACAACACACAGTTGATGCAGTATGGTGCTTCGCTGGTGAACGAAATTCACGAGAAGTTCCCGGCAATCGAGTGGGTAGAATTCGTGATTGTGCAACCCCGCGGGTTTGCTTCGGCCGGCCCGGTGCGGCGATGGAAAATCACCGTGGATGCCTTGGGCGAGTGGATGGGCGCCACCCTGATCCCGGGGGCCAAGGCGACCGACAAGCCGGACGCGCCCCTGAGCTTCGGCTCATGGTGCCGCTGGTGTCCCGCCAATTCCGCCAAGACATGCCCGAAAATCAAGGACCGAGTGGGCGGCATCATGAACGCCGCGGAGAAGGCCCCGACGACCGAGGCCGACGCCCAGGCCCTCGACGATTGGGAAATCGCGGAGCAGCTTGATCTGAAGAACGCGGTCATGAAGCACTTCGCCCTACTCGAAGCCGAGGCATTCACCCGGCTCATGAACGGCGGCCATATCCCCGGCCAGAAGCTCGTTCAGGGCATCACCCGGCGCGTCTGGAAGGACGGGGCCGAGGCCAAGGTTAAGGAAGCCCTGGGGGCTGCCGCCCTCACCGAGCCCACCCTGAAATCGCCAGCCCAGGTCGAGAAGCTGGGCAAGGAAGGGAAAGCCCTGTCGGCTGAGTGGGCCTTCAAGCCCGAAGGGCAGTTGACAATGGCCTCGATTGAGGATAGAAGGCCTGCTGTGACACCACGCGATGTGGGGTCAGTTCTCAACTCTGTCTAAGGAATATCCCATGCATCCCTCAACTTACGAATACCTCAAGCCAACCGACTTGCAAATCGAGCAGATGGCTCGCGTTCGTGCTGCTGCAAAGCAATACAGTGCAGTACTAGAGGCCGAATTGCCTGACGGCCCCGACAAGACTTTTGTCATCCGCGCCCACCGCTCGAACGCAATGTGGGCAAACGTGGCGATCACCCGACTGCCCGACGGCACGCCGCGGTCCTGAATTGTTCTCAACTCAATCTAAGGAAACGGTCTCATGCCAAACCAAGAAACCCCCGATATCGGTGAACAAGAAGTCCTTCTGGAAGGCGGTCGCATTGCCTTTCACAATGCCTTTGAGCCGAAGCCGTACATGGAAAACGGTCAGGCGAAGGGCGCCCCCACCTATAACATCACGATGCTCTATCGTCCCGAGCAACTGGCCGACGCGAAAGCCGTGGCCATTAAGGTTGCGAAGGGTAAGTGGGGCAGCACCGAGGGCGTGAAGTTCCCGTTCCTCAGGGGCCAGAACGAGGCGGCGAAGGCCGTCAAGCGGGCTCGGGCTAAGAACAAGGCGAACGCCGACAAGGCCGGTGATTTCTACGGCGACAACATCGTCCTGAAAGCGCACACGAAGTATGCCGTTCCGGTGTACGACAAGACCGGCAAGGAGATGGTGGCCCAGAAGGACCTCTACTCCGGCGCCGTGGCCACCGTACTCGTCAAGTTCGTGGCCAACGAAGTCAGCGGCAACAAGTACATCACCTCGTACCTCCAGGGCGTCAAGAAAACTGGCGACGGCGACCGGCTGTTTGGCCGTGATCTCGGCTCCGTATTCGGCGGCATCCGGGACACCGACGAAGACCTCGGCACGTCCTCGGCTGATCTCGACGAGACTATTCAGTTCTGACCCCAGTGTAAATCCTGGTAAGACGGAAGTGGTGGGGCGGTTGGCTAGAAACCGGCCGCCCCACTTTTAACCCGAGGGATGCCCGTGACTGAAGTCACCATTGATTTTGAGACGTATTCGGAAGCCAACCTGAAGGTGGTCGGCGCGGCGGTATATGCTCGCCACGCCTCAACCGATATAACATGTATGTCTTGGTCCGTGGGCGATGAACTGGAGGGCCTGTGGGCTCCCGGCCAGCCGTTCCCGGCGCCCCTGCTCGACGCCATCGTGAAGCGCATGGCCATCGTGGAGGCCCACGGTTCGTTCTTCGAGCGGCAGATTTGGAAACATGTAGGCGAGCGCCTCTACAACTTCCCGCCGATCTTCGAGGAACAGTGGCGGTGCTCCATGTCTGTGTGCGGCTACCGCTCACTGCCGATGGCCCTGGAGAAGGTCGCGGACGTCCTGGACCTTCCGATCAAGAAGGACATGGCCGGCAACCGGGCCATGCGCAAGCTCGCCAAGCCGGGCAAGGATGGCAACCGGATCGTTGACGATTTCGACTTGGAGCAGAAGACCTACTCCTACTGCATGGATGATAACCGGGTCGAGAAGATTCTGACCAAGCGTATCGGCCGGTTGCCCGAGGGCGAACTTGCCGTCTGGCGGATGGATCAACGGATGCAGGAGAAAGGCATCCGGATTGATACCGAGCTTTGCGAAGCGGCCATGGATATCGCCAAGCAAGTGGAGGCTCGCCTGAAGCCCGAGGTCCCTAAGCTCACCAAGGGTTCGGTCGATACCGTGGGCCAAGTCAAGGAAATGCTGTCCTGGCTCCACGGCCGCGGGGTCCATCTCTATGACATGACCGCGGATAGCGTGAAGGCTGCGTTGCGGCCGTCCTTGAAGGAGGCAGACCCGGACGCCTATCGGCTCCTGGAGTTGCGCGTGGCGCTTTCCACCTCCAGCTACAAGAAGTACGCCCGCGCCCTGCAATGCGTTTGTGATGACGGCAGGAGCCGCGGGGCGACCCAATACCACGGGGCGGGACCGGGGCGATGGTCGGGCCGCCTGTGGCAGCCCCAAAACTTGCGCCGGCCCCGCTTTTTCGGGGAGGGAGAGGACACCTACCTCCTGGCCGATGCGATCAAATCCCGGGACCCGGACTTCCTCTCCATGGTCTCCGGCTGTGACCCGATGGAGGCCCTGGCCGATGGGGTCAGGTCCATGATTATCAGCGATGAGGGAAACACCCTGGTTGCCGGGGACTATTCGGCCATCGAGGCTGTGGTCACGGCTGGGCTCGCCGGAGAACAGAGCAAACTCGACGTGTTCCGACGCGGTGACGACCCCTACTGCTGGTTCGCCTCGAAGGTTACCGGCCGCACGATCCCGCCCAAATCCAGTCCGGATTTCACGGCTCAAGATGCTCTCGATCGCCAGAAGATCGGCAAGCCGGGCGAATTGGCTTACGGGTTTTCGGGCGGGGTCGGGGCGTGGCGTAAATTCGATGACAGCGACGCCTTCACCGACGAGGAGGTGGATAAGTTCAAGAAAGTCTGGCGCGAAAGCCATCCGAACATTTGCGACATGTGGGATGCCCTGGACTGGTGCGCGATGCAGGCCGTATCCAACCCCGGCCAAGTCTTCCGCTTCGTGGGCAACGGCAACACCCCCGAACAAGGGGTCGCCTACGTGGTCAAGGGGGACTTCCTCTTGTGCCGCCTGCCGGCCAACCGGATGATCCACTACTACAAGCCCCAGATCAAGATGACCTTGATGCCGTGGACCGATCATAACGACGATCCGGTCTACAAGCCCCAGGTGTGGTTCTGGACCATGACCTCGAAGGGCTGGCGGTTCGAGAAGGGCTGGCGTGGCATCTGGACCGAGAACATCGTCCAGGGCACCGCTCGGGACATCATGGTGCAGGGGATGTTCGCGTGCGAGCGGCGACAAATCCCCTTGATTTTGACGAACCATGATGAGATAATGGGCGAGATGAAACGGGGGTTTGCCCCCAGCCCTGACGAATTTTCGGGCATTATCGTGTGCCCGCCGCCATTCGCTGAAGACTGGCCTGTTAAGGCGGACAGTTGGGTCGGCTCCAGATACAGGAAGGCAAAGTGATGGCTGTCAAGCGACCGCGCTGCATCCTCGCCCTTGATCTTGGGGCCACGACCGGCTGGTGTTATATGCGAAACGGTGCGGTCTATGAGAGTGGAGCGTTTAGTTTCTTTGGGGCTCGCCCTCAACGGGAGCGTAACCTGATGCTCTGGTTGGAGCGCAAGTTCGAATGGATCACCATGGATGCTGTGATCTATGAACGCCCCTTTTGTCGGGGCCTGCACGCTACCCGGTCCCTGTGGGGCATGGCGGGGGTAGTCGAGGCCGTGGCCTGCGGCTCGGCGGCGGTACTCGACGTGAACATCCAGACCATTAAGAAATGGGCTGGCCCTGCGGGTAAGTCCAACAAGTCCGCCACTCTCGACAAGTGCGCCGAACTCGGAATAATTCCTGTGGACGACAACCATGCCGATGCGGTATGTTTGGCCTTCTACGCCTTGGAACACATGGAGATAGCGAAATGAGCAAGTTCATTCTCGACCCAGGGCTGGAGCCCTTTGCTACCCCTCGCCAGTGGGAATTACTGAAGGCCGCTGAAGAACATGGCAGTGAACGGGCCGCGGCTGAAGCTCTCGGTCTTAACAAAAATTCAGTTAATCAGGCGAAAAAGGCCGTGCTCGATAAGGCGGCATCGAAGGGATATGCTCCGTCCTATGACTATACAAAGGTTGTCCCGGACGGGTTCAGGCTACGTGGTGTATCGTCCTACTACGGCAAGGACGGTGAACTTCGCGGCCAATGGGTCAAGTCGGAGCGTGACCGCGAGCGACAGCAGGAAATTTTCGATGCGATCATTGCCGGTCTTTCCGGGCAACTGGAAAAGGCTGAGCCAATCGCCGGCCCCGATCCCGCCTTGCTCAACGATGACCTCTTGGCCTGCTATCCGGTGGGCGATCTTCACTTGGGGATGCTGTCCTGGGGCCAGGAAACGGGGGCCGACTTCGATCTGAAGATCGGGAAACGGCTGATGAACCAAGCGACCGACTACCTCGTCGGTTCGGCACCGCCGTCTCGGCAAGCCCTGGTCGTTTTCCTCGGAGATTTCCTGCACTACGACAGCATGATCCCGGTGACGCCCACGGCGAAGAACCAGCTTGACAGCGACAGCCGGCCGGCGAAGATGATCCGGGCAGGCGTTGGCTGTATGCGGTATGCCGTCGAGGCCGCGGCGCGGAAACATGGTGTGGTCCATGTCATCGCCCAGCCCGGCAACCATGACCCGTTCAGCACGCTGTTCCTTATTGAGTGCTTGCGGAACATTTACGAGAATGACCCCCGCATCACGATCGACGACAGCCCCTCGCACTACCATTATTTCCGGTTTGGCAAAAACCTGATCGGCGTCACGCACGGCGACACGATCAAGATGCAGCAGCTTCCCCTTCTGATGGCCGCCGATCGGCCCGAGGATTGGGGCCAGACGGAGCATCGGACATGGTGGACCGGCCACATCCATCATGCCAAGACCCAGGCGGCGGTAAGTTCGCACGACTTCACTGGATGCACGGCCGAAAGCTTCGCTGTGTTGGGACCGGAGGATGCCTGGGCGCACAAGAAGGGATACCGCGCCAAGCGCCGCCAGCAGTCCATTATCTTGCACCGCGAGTATGGCGAATTTGCCCGCCATACCGTCAACCCGGAGATGTTCGGGTGACCAAACAGTCCCTAATCTACTTGATCGGTTCGCTGCGAAACCGCGACGAAATGCTGCGTATCGGAAACGAACTTCGTTCCATGGGTAGGTTTGATGTTTTCGATGACTGGTTGGCCGCCGGCCCTACGGCGGATGACGAATGGAAGGTGTATGAAGAAGGCCGTGGCAGAACCTACAAGGACGCTCTGTCGGGTCGGGCGGCAAAACATGTATTCGATTTTGACAAACATCATCTCGACCGAGCAAATGTTGGAGTTTTGGTCGCCCCTGCGGGCAAATCCGGCCACATGGAATTAGGGTACATGATCGGGCGGGGAAAGCCGGGTCTGGTTCTGATGGACCGACCCGACCGCTGGGACGTGATGTATCAATTCGCGGATGCGGTAACGTTTTCGTTGGACGAACTAAAGGATGCCCTCTTAGGGTTGGACACATGACAAACGATGAACTGATCGATAAGCTGCGCGAACAGGGTCGTAAGGGTTACGGTATGAGCGCCCCGCCGGACCCGGTTAACCCGCCGCACTATAGGGCGCACCCGGCAGGAATTGAGTGTATTGCCGTGGCTGAGCACTTCAGTTTCTGCCTCGGCAACGCCATCAAGTATATCTGGCGGGCGGGGAAGAAAGGCAACGTGATAGAGGACTTGAGGAAGGCACGCTGGTATATCGACCGCGAGATCAGCCGGCTTGGAGGCTCGCAATGATTACCCTTCTCAGCGCCATCGTCGGCCTGCTCGGTTCAGCCCTACCGGACCTCATCGGAATATTCAAGGCCAAGCAAAAGCTGAATTATGACCTTGCTGTTCTGGAGGTGCAGGAGCGGATGGCCGCCGCCGGCCAAAAGTTCAAAATGGAGGAGTTAAGCTCCAAGGCCGATATCGCGGAGGTTAAGGCCCTCCACGACGAGTTCGCCCAGCGTAAGGAAACGTGGAAGTGGGTCGAGGCTCTTATCAGTTCGGTGCGGCCCATCCTGACCTATGCCTTCTTCATTCTGTACGCCACGGTTAAGATCAACGCTTTGATCTTGGCCATGGGGGCTCTGGATGGCAGCCTCGCCCTGGCCCTGAGCACTGTTTGGCGTGAAGAAGATCAGGCGATCTTCTCAACCATCATTGCTTTCTGGTTCGGCGGTCGGCAGATGCAGAGGTTCCGGAAAGGGCAGTAAGGTTTCGGGCCACGGGCTTCTTAACAGCCCGTGGTCTCCTTCTCTCATCATAGTAGTGCGTGAAGTCGGCAGCGAACCGTTGCACAGAGGAGTAGCGGATTACGAGGAGGCTACCGCTCAGGCGTTCTAGGACCACGGTGCCCTTGTCCTGCCCAGCCCACACCCCAGCAATCTCGTCGCTCGGTAGAAGCACATCATAGTTGTCCGGGGTCTTAAAGAGGAGCCAGTTCCCCTCGATTACGGTCCGTGCCCTAGCCATTCGAGAAGCCTCTCCCCACCAATTAACGTGACAAGAAACCCGAGCCCGCTCAGGATGGTGCGCGCCCGGGTGCGACTGTGCTCTAAATCGCCAAGCCGGTTCGAGTGGAGGTCGAGGCGCTCGCGGTTGGTCGTCTTGATCTCGGCCACATCTTCGCGGATAGCCTCTACCCTTTCAGCGGTTCGTGTGGCCATTTCCAGGAGCTTTGAAAAATCTTCCGCCATCGCTGCTAGTATCCCAATGACTGCCAATAGACATTGACGTTTGTCCCGCCGGTATTCACTACCCCAAACTGAGTTGTAGAGAACGGTGCCGAGGCGACAGCTATCTGGTAGCTGGCCGCTGCTTCGGCCGTCGCCGTCACGTTAAGCTGAGCCGTTGGGTAGGCAAGCGGCAAATTTATGTTTGTCGTGCCCCCCGTATTCACAAGGGTTTTTCCCCATTGTAAAATATATCCCCCGGGCAGATATGTGTAGCCGTTAACGGCGCGCGTAGTTCTGGGTTGAATTACACTTCCGTTAACCCAATTGTGTTGTACGGTGCCGGAAACATACCCTTCGATGTGGCACCGATCCACCGTGTTGACGTTCGTGACGTTCCCACCAATAGAGGGGGATACAATCCGCACATCGTCGCATTCGAGAAGTTGAATGTCATCTACGGTGACAACATCAATATTAATATACTGGCTTTGAACCCCCGCAGTACCTTCGATAGAGATGCCGCCGGACTCCACGGCCGTTCCGCCAGCAGGATAAAAGCCGCCGCCCTTGACTGACAGGCCGACGACAGATTTGAAGATTGCTGAAAAGTTATTCGCGCCAAACACATGGCAGTTTCTCAAGGATATATCCCGGCAACCGATAGGGGCACTAGTTTTGGCGGAGCCGTCAAAATGGATGGTGTTTGTCCAGGTATTGGTGCCCAGTGTCGAGAGATACAAGTCTTCGAGGCTGATGAATGATACGGCATTTGAGGCATCGGAAAGGATTTGGATAGCCGAACCGGCCGTTGTGCCAGCAGCCGCCCGAATAGCTAGGGACCGAATTTTCGTGCCATTGGAGCCACCGATCAGCTTAAACATGCCGATAACGCCCGAGCCGTTGTAGTTTCGGATCAGATCGGTTTGCGCCATGCCGTCGCCGAATATCTCGACGCCGAAGTCGATATCGGATGGCTTGCTATTGAAACGGTACACGCCTTTTGGGAAATAGATGCGCTTGATGCCGACAGCGTTGGAATTCTTGACCAGTACCAAGAGTGCATTGAACGCCGCCGTGTTGTCTGTGGCATTATCTCCCACGAGGCCATGGTCCAGAACATTGAAAGCGGATCGGCTTATGCTGGTCAAACTGGCGCCACTTCCGTCCGCGCGCAGCAAACCGCTAGTACCCCCAGCGGCCACATTTTCAACAGCCGCTGTCCCAAGGCCCAGAGCAGTCCTGGCAGCAGATGCCGTAGTCTGACCCGTGCCCCCATCTGCGATTGCCACTGGAACACCGATAGTACCGAGCGCAGCCGCAGTCTTGTTTTCCCAGGATGAGGCGTCCTTTCCGACGACGAATTTCCCGGCTTCCGGTGCGGGGAGGGTCAGGTTGGCGGGAATGGTTGGACTATCGGTTATGGGAAGCTTAACGGCCCTGATAGTCAGGTCCAGCGCCCTTTGGACGGCCATGATAATTCGGTCCAGGCGGTTCTCGGTGGTCTCCGCGTTGAAGGTGTCATAACTCGTATAGTCGGTGTCCTGAGTTGGCGGCTCAACCCGCTCGATAACGAGGGTCTCCCCGACAGCGGGGACAAAGCTCGTGGCCGTAACCGTTCCAGCCGCGCCATTTCCGCCTGATACAGTGTAATCCGTGGTGAGGGTCTTTACGGTTTCAGCGCCCGTGGCGTCCACGACCAAAGTTACGACTAGACTGGTGCTCTCAAAGAACACGAAGTCCACCGCAAACGCCGTGGTAACGCCGTTTCCAATGAAAGTGTTCCGCGCTTTGGTCGTCGTTACGACATTAAATCGCTGCATTGTACCCTCGCAATCTGGCCCAAACTATCTTACTGGCTGGGAAGGCCGGCCGCAAGTGGCCTAGCCCGAGTTTGTTTCTCCGGCAGGCCAAAAGCGTCCGCAACCCCTTGTTCTATTTTAGTAAAGGCCCACCCGAGATAAAACGCATTGTTCAAAGGAATGAACCGTCGAAGTTTGCGCAAGTCCGATTGCGTCACATCTCCGTTAATAAGCCCTGCGGCAACCGCCGCCGCATCCGTCACCATGCCCGCGGTTGGCCCCGCCAGTTGCTCCAGGAGACCCCGGCCGGCAAACCGGCTGGGCTCGGCCCCCGTGGCGAGGGACACAGGAGATGTTCCGAGCCCCTTATCCATCAGGGAGTTTACCTCGAAGAACATGGACGCAAGCCCGCTTCGGTCAATCGCATCCGCGATGAACTGTTCCGGGGTCCGATCCTTAACTTCCCCGTTTGTGGCGATATCGCGTAATATGACGCTCATGGCCCCTAGGCCGACCATTAAGAGGACGCCGTTCATGGCCGCCATATCCCTGGCCTGAAGTCCGGAAAGCAGGAGCCGGGTAGTAGAAGCCGCGGAGAAGTTCTTAAACTGAAAAATTGACTGCCCCATGGTGGTCTGGGCCCACTGAGGCGTATCACCGGCGCCCGGGGTGATAATCAGGTCCCGTGTCCGGCGCAAAGTGGACTGCCGATAGGCTTTCACTGCGGCTTGGTTTTCCCACAAGTGGGTATTGGGGAGAATGGTTTGGGAGGCGCCGCTGCCTAGCACCTCCCAGTTTTTCGCCTGGTCCGCGATCAGCATGGCGTCTTCCCGGGAAAGGCCTGTACGCGCAAAATTGAGAGTTTCAAACCGAGTGAGTTTCTCGCCCCGGGCGATCTTCTGGGAAGTCCGCAGTGTCCGAGTTCCGTGAACCATTGTAACCACGGATTTCATGGTGCTGTTCCAGGGGTTGATAAGGAACAACTTGGCCGCAAGGGATGCAACCCCTTGAGTTACTTGCTCGATTTTCTCCCATCCGGTCTGAAACTCGTTCCGGCTCTCGATGCCGAACCGCTTCAGTGCCGTATCGTTGTTGGTGGCATCTAGAGCCGCGCCGAGTTCCTGAGCCTCCCGTTTTGACATCTTGATCGCCTTGAACCCTCGGAGCATATCCGCGAAAACCGGGGCCATGGTCCGGACAAGACCTTCTTTCATCACGATGCTCCCCGCGTCCGGGATGGACGCAAGCAATACCCCGCCGAGTCGGATGCTGAAAGCGAGGTTCCGGGCGGAGCGGGCAGCCGCGGAAAGGTCCCTGAAGACTGGAGAAACGGGCATGTTCGTGCCGCGCACCTGAGCGACCATGCGGCCAACCATATCCACCATGGTCTTGCTTTCGTCCAGGATTTGCTTGCTCTCCTTCGGGGTCTTAGCCCGCTCTGCCATGGCCGTAGCTTCGGCATGTATCCGGGCCGTCAGTATTTCGGTCGGGTCTACGACCCCGAACGCTTTAGCCATTTCGATATCGGCGGCCATGGTTTTGATATACCGGGACATGACAGCTTTCGCGTTCTTCACCACGTATTTCTCAATCTTTTCGTCTGCGATGTTCCAGGTCCTTTCCTTCAGGGAGCCGCGCGGACCCGGCCCCTTAAGCTTCAGATTTGGGGGAATGAAACCGCCGGGGGCTCCAAGGACCGTATCTATAATCCCCTGGGCCATGTCCCTCAAGATGATAATGTCCTCCTTTGGGTTCTTAAGCTTCAGGTCTTCGAGTACGATTTCCTTGAATTTCGCCATTTCGGCTTTTACAAGGTCCTGGTTCAGGAAGCGAGGGGCATAGCCTTTGCCCGTCTTGATAGTCGTTTCTTCCAGAATGTTCACGGCCCGCGCCGCATCCGCATACTGGGTCAGGACGGGCCGCAATTCCCTGGCCGCTTTTTGTACCTCGGGGATCGCAAAAGTATCCCCCCGGGACCACGCCAACCAGATAGCGTCCTCGAAATCCCCCCGGGCCATGCGCCCGCCAGCTTGCTTGTGCTCCAGGTAGGCCAAGTCAATTGCCTGGTTGGCCCGGACAACAGCGGTTTGGTGGGCCTCGATGTTGACCTCCGCGGCCCCGGGAGGCGGCCGTCCCTTTAACATCCCCTTGGTAGTCAGTCCTACATCCACCAGTTCCATGGCCGCGAGCCGAGCCGAATGGAAGCGGCTGGTCATCAGGTGGAAAGACGCCGGAGCCAGGCCTATTTTTGCGATGGTGTTCTTGATAAGGGTCACGGCACCCATGGCGGGAGCCAGTTCCGTATCCTCGGGAGTTAGTCGGGGTGCCGGAGCCGAGCCCGCGGCCTGAGGCTCGGCCATGCGCAGCGGCTCTAGAGCGTCCTGGACAACGGCCCTAGCCGCCGAGGGCTTGTCTACCGCCCCGGCCAGCTTCGCCCCACCACGCCCCACCACGACCGCGCCTAGGCCCATCCCAAAAGCTCCGCCCAGCAGAACCGCCGTCAGGCTCTCTTCAATGGTCCTGGTTTCCTGGGTCGCCTGAAGCGCCGCTTCCTGCGCCGCGACTTCCGTGGCCGTTATGGCCCCAACCCGTGCGATCTTCGTCAACTTGCCCGCCTTGCCGGCGGCACCGGCCAGGGGGAGGTAGGACGTAGGATCGGTCAGGACAGCGATACTGCTAGCCACCAGGGCTGGCAGGGGGCCGTCGCCAAGCTGCTGCCGCATTTCTCGCTCACGGATGATCCGTTGACGTTTTTCGGCCAGTTCTTTTTCGCTCTTAACCAGGGCGTAGTCAGCGGCGTTGAGTTGTTCGGTAGGCGTAAGCCTGTCCAGGACATTGAAGTCCGGAGAAGGCGGCTTCTTGGGTTCCGTGGAAAGCCGGCCCGCGGCCCGCCCGGCGGATACGATTACATTGTCAAGGTTTTCCGCTGCCCATATTTGTTCCCAAAGGGTAGCTCCTTCCGGCGTTTCCATGCCGAAGTCCATGCGTGTTCGGACGCCGAGAACTTCTTCGGGTTTTATGCTGCCGGGCATTTAATGCTTTTCCTTTTCCAGAGCTATTCCTTCGTCGATCAGGTCGTCTGAATAAGGCTGTAACCCGTTCTCTTGGCGAATGATGGATTTAATCAGCGACCGCATAATCATGGGGTCTTGTAGATTGAGCCGCTGGTTGGGATCGACCCCCATCCATTTTGCTACATTCTTGATGTAGGCGTCGGTGGGGTTCGTATATTCGCGCCCTTTGGCGTCCTTGCCCTTTCGGGGAGCCCACCGGGAAATCATGCTCTCCACGGTATTGCGGCCATAAAGGCGTTCGTAATTCCGCAAAATGCGAGCTATGGCCCGGATGCCATAGCGTGGACTGGAGAAGGTTACGAAGTTTTCATCCGTTTGAGCCCCCTTGGCCGCCTGGCCTTCCCAGACGGTATCGCTATGGCGAATGTTGCCGGGGTTCATGTTCTTAAGGCCGGGCGGGACCTTTAATTCCGCCGCCGCCGCGGACGAAATCAGACCCCCAAACAGGCTGCCCGTAACCTCGTCCGGCTCGGATACCGCTTCGGGTTCGACGGGCGGTAGTACAGGCTCCTGGGTATCTCCGAGGATTGCGTCCGAGGCGGAAGCTCCAAAGCGATCGCCCCCGAACCGTTGACCGCCGAACCGTTGACCGCCGAACCGTTGACCGCCGAACCGTTGACCGCCGAACCGGTGGCCACCTTGCAGGAACATCCTGTCGAGTTCCTGGCGTAGCTCCGCGGCCTTCTGCTGTTCGGCTATCCGCTCTTGCCATGCAGGCATGGCCGTCAGTTCTTCCATGGTTGGGGCCACGATCTCAAATTGCCGCAGACCCGTGGGCGTGTCCACCCATAGGGGCGCGTAGCCGCCAAACTCATCGCGGATCAGAGCATTCCACCGCGCGGGCTCCCCTTCGCGAATAGCGCGTTCTGTTTTCTCGGTCGTCTGGAGGACAAAAGCGGGAAGGTCCAACCCGGCTGGCCCATCGGGAATATTCAACGCACCTTCTCCTTCAATGTCTCCGGGGATATCGGCGCCTTCGGGGGACTCCGGGAATACCGGCGCCTTCGGAGCGGCACCTGGCGGCTTACGGCCGATGACGGCGGCAATAGCACCCTCCACGTCTTCAAAGATCAGGCGGTTGGCGAGATCGGGGTCTTCCGCCATTGCCTGAGCCACGGGGGCAGGGAAATAGTTCTTTTCAGGCGGATACTTGACCACCTCCGGCTGACTCCGGCCCACGCTCGTTTTCCCGTACTTGCGGCGCATTACCATCGCCGTGGACGCTTTTGCGGCGGCTTCGTCGCCGGAGAGTCGGTAAAACATGGCGTAGGTATCCCGGGTATCCCGTTCCACCTCGGGGCCGACTTGCACTTCAGACGTGAAGATGCGATTGATGAGCCCGCGACCGAGAACCTCCCGGTTCACAAATGCCTTGGCGTCGAACTCGGCGGCCAGAAGGGCGAATTCCTCGTCGCGTTGCTTGATGGCGGCGTTGTTCGGGCCTTGCTCGATTACCCGCTGGGCCGCCGACACAGCGTCGAGGTCGTTCAGTCGCATCAGGGAGTAGGTTAACTCAACCTGGGGGCCGGCATCTGTCTTGACCGCGGGCGCCCCCTCGGCAAGCCTCTTATACATGACCGCCGCAGAGGCGAGCCGCTCGGGATCGTTGGATACTCCGGCGTTCTCAAGGTACGCATTCTGTTCGGAAGGCAGCCGTCCGGACTTTTTGGAAAAGGATACAAGATGGTCGAGCGCCTGCTCCGTGGAAAGCGGTTCACCGCCGTTTTCCTCTTGAAGCCGCGCCCGGTCATACGCATAAACCATGTCGACGTCGCTCTGGTTGGACAAAGTGCCCCGCTCGTAGGCGTTCAGGGCGTCCGCAAGCTTTCGCCCATCGGACACCAGCGACCTCCGGCGGGAGTTGATGGCCTGGATCAGATTGGCCCGAGTACTCTCACGCTCATTCGTAAACTTCCCTTCCTTGTCCATCTTCTCGACTTCAAGCCGCGCCTTGGCCAAGGCCCCTTCATCCGGGGCGTCGCTAATCTGAATTTCCAGGTTCGCGACTTGACGGTTAATCGCGGAACTCAGTTCGGATTGGGTCTGGTTTTCTATTTCCCGGATACGGCGGCCCAGCGTCCGGTTAGCCTCGGGGTCGAGAATTCCGCCCTCCTTGGCCAGCAAGGCCTTGGCCTCGTCGAACCGCGCGTGCAACGCCAGTCCCTCCACCTGGGCCGTGAAGGCAGCCTCGGCGAAGGTCCGGGTCATGGAATTGGATACCTCGGCGGGAATACCGGTATTCAGCCGCTTCACCTGATCGGCGAAGGCATCAACCTGCTGCCGCACCCCATCCGGGGCGTCCCGGATTTGCGCCAAGGTCAAGTCCGCCAAATCCTGCCATGTCTGCACCGCGTCCTTGGCGATGGCGGTGCGTCGGGTGACGGACGCGGTGGTCACGTCCGCTTCGAGGGCTGCGGTCAAGCGGAACTGAAGGTCTTCCGCCACTTTCCGGTTTGTGATCCCAGTATCGGACAACAGCCCGGCCTGGATATCAGTTAAAGAGGTCTTGAGTTTCTCGGTATATCCGGAGTCCAGGGGGTCAAGCTGGCTGATAGCATCCAGGGATTGCCGCTTGAACTCCTCTTGGACCTTGACCGAAATTAAGTTGTCCCGAGCAGCTTCGTCCCGCTTAACCCATTCCTGGAGAGCCCCTACTACCGCCTGGGGGCCACGGATATCGAGGCTTTCGCGCGGAACATTCGACTGCACCGGGGCTGACCGGGCGTTACCACCGCCACCAATCCGAAGGGGAGGTACTTGAGCCATGGCCGGTCCTTATCCTTCTTCCATGGAAAGGGCAGAGATGACGCCACTGATGGCTCCCCCGAACCCGGTTAATAGGGAGTTCCGGGCACGGGCTCTACCGGCTGCCCGGATATTCTGGCTTTTTAGGCGGTACCCTTCCTGGGCGACCTTTGTGTCGGCCTGGATGCGGCTGATCCGAATGTCACTTTCCCGCCGAATGGCGGAGAGGATGCTAACCGCGGTGTTGTCCGTCAAGTCAACCCCCTGGGCCGCCAGTACGGCCCGGGTTCGGGAACTTTCAATTCGATAGACCTCGGTTTCGTCGCGAACGTCCCGGCGGGCCTGTTCAGCGTCCTGCTTGGCCTGCAATTCCGCGAATGCGACGTCAGCCGCGGAGGACCGCTCGGCCTCCTTTGCCTGGGAAGTCCCGCCGATCAGGCTAAGCCCCGCGCTTACTCCCGCGCCAACGATGGAGAGAGGGTTTTGAAAGCGGAGCATTATCCGGCATCCCGTCGAAATCGCCATGCAGTCTCGGGTGGATTTCTTTTGAAGCCCACCAGACGTGCCCATCTTACCGCCTCCAGGTGGTTTTCGTCAATTTCCGCGAAGACTTCTCCCGGGAATGAATTCATGACTTGGGTTGCCTTCCGGCTAAAGGCCAACATCTCCTGTTTCAAGACAGGGGCTAGAAGTGCCCAGGTATTCCCGTTCGGAAGTATGCCGATACAGCCGAGAGGCTGGCCGTAAGCACTCCACCCGGTCCATGAGAATGGGCCTTCCATGACCTTCTGGGCTGCCGTCCCAGCGGCTTTAATGGCTTCGAGAGTTTTCTCGTGCCGGGGCTGAACTGCAAAGTCGGTCAAGTCGGCAAAGGAAAACGGAGCGAACTCAACCCGCATTGGTCTCGACCTTTGGCATTATGGCCAGGATTGTGTACGGCAGGGGTTCGGTCTGTTCCCAATAGACAGTAGGCTCGGTTCCCCATTCGCTTTCGACGCTAATATCCACGTCTCCAGAAAACAGGGGTGGGGGCCGGTCCATGACAAAAGCCCCCTCCCGCAGTGTCGCCGGCTCTAAGAAGTCAGGGATAGGGCCTGTCCCCAACGTCAAGCCGAGGGTGTTATGGAGGCGCATTTTGACCCGGGAAATCCGCGCCCGGTCGCCTTGGGATGAACCCGCCCCAGTTTCAGGATAAAACCGCTGGGTTTCTCCGTAGGAAAAGCGCTTTTTGCCGACGACGACGCGGGCCGCCAACCGGTCGAGAGTGATTGAACCGCCGGTTACGATTTTATCCGGGTGGGTGCCGCCGTCCGCCAAGATACCGACAACTTCTCCCTCAAGATGGCCCAAGTTGGATAGCACGTTTACCATAAGCCGGGCTTCTCCCCCGGCGATGTAAGCTCCGAACGCGGTTGTATCGACAGCAGCGCCGGCCAGGGTTTCCAGCGTAACGGTCGTTCCCGTCTTATTCCGGACGATGAAGGCAATGTCATTCAGTTCTTCCATGCCCAGAATACCGTCGATATAGACCTGATCCCCGTTGGTAAGCAGGGTCGTGTCCAGTGTCACCACACCCGGGTTGGCTTGCGTTATCCCCGCGATAGCAATTACATTCGTGTTTCCCAGGGATACGGCGCTGTCGAGAAACCACGCACCCTTTAGAGCGTTAATTCGCTCGTTTTGGGTGGATGCCGGGGTCAAGGTAGGGTTGAATTGTTCTTCCACGAACTCGACGTATCGCTTCGTCACCCCGTTTATGGTTCGTTTCACGATCGTCCAGAGTTGATCCTCCGTTCCAAGAGGGTCGGGTATAACCGCAATACTTTCGCAGAAGGCAACTTCCCCTTGAAAGCTACCACCAAAGACGTGTGCGTGAGCCGCCACGACTTCCTGGTCCACCTCGATGGTAAAGCCAACCAAGACTCCGTCGCCACGCAAAATCCAGACGATACTGTCCGGGTCTTGCTGATAAGCGAGTTCAACGGCCCCACCGTTCCGAAGAATGTGCTCGGAAACGATCGAAACGTCTCTGGCCGTATTGAGTTCTCGGGTTACGTCGAAGGCAGCTTGCCGGAGTTTTCGGCCATTCCGCTGGATAAAGTGCAGGCTTTCGCCGACCGCGACTGCCGGCAAGTGGACCGATCCGCGCTTTGTCAAAGGCCGCACCTTCGCGCCGGCCGGGGTGAGGAGGTCATCGTTGGCGCCGACTACCTTAAACTCACCTCCCGCAGTTCCCACCCGGAGCATATCGTTAAGGGAAGCAAGCCATTGGATCGCGTTCACTTGGCCGGAGGTAACATGCCGGTAGACCGCGTTATCGGCTAGGGTGGCGTCGTTTGAAAACTTTTCGAAGTTATCACTGTCCGACATAGCAATTCTGTTGGCGTTTTCGCCAAGTGTTCCACTGCCGCCAAGGACTAACCGGCCCTCGTGGAATACCATGGAACGGAACCCTTCCTTATCGCTTTCCATTCCAAGCTGCCAATCGACTGTCGCCCCTGTCGGAGCAGTTCCCGATTGCAGGGTCGCCGTGGCCACGGTAGTAGAAGTTACAGAAGTGATCTTGAACCACGCCTCATTCGCGCCGTTTTTCACCCGAACCGCCCGGTTTACATCGAAGGTCGGATCGGTGTTAAAAATCGCCGCGCTTGCCGTCAGAGTATAGGGGCCGGTACCCGTCACGGTGATAGTGGTTGCCGTAGAGTTAAGGGCTTGGAGTGGGGCCTTCCCGTCAATCCAACTGACCCGGGTAAGGGTAAAAGTGGTCAAACTGGTCCGGCTCAATTTGTAGGTTGGAAAGTTCGGATGAGCGCAGTAAACAACGTCCGCCTGCTGCACAAAATTCAAATCTCGCAAAGCTGTCGATGGGTACGGGGAAACAACTTCCACCGGGGTTCCGGGAGGGCTCTCGACACGCCCTTCATTGGTAAAAAATCGAAAATACAGGTCCCCTATTTCAACAACATATGCCTGTTCCACGGACACCTGGAAAGGGTATAGGATCGTCAGTTTAGAACTATCCTTTACTTCCTTAACGAAGTGAGTCCCACTACGGTGGATGACACCGCCGTGCGGGAGTACGATTGCATTCTGGAGCCGGCGCGCGCCTTTCGCGTACTGCTTGAGGTCGTCGCGGGCTTCAAGCCGCGGGGAAAGCTCGCCGGCAGTAAAGGAGTTTTGGATGGGGCGAAAGATTGCCATTATACAACGGGTCCAATCCGCAGCGGCCCTCTATTGTACCGAGCGTCGGTCCAGTCCGAAGCGATAATAACTTCTGGGGTTCCCTCGATGGCATTGGCTGCACGAGCCTCCTTCTTAGCCTCCTTGAGTTCGTCCTTCAGTTGGTCAATCCGAGACATGCCGGCCGAAAGATCGTAGCCGAGTTCAACAGCCAAGGCGCAAGCCAGAACTTCCGCAAACATTGGGTCGAACAGGGCCGGATTAGTCACGTCCGCGATATAGAAGATTTTAATGGCGATATCATCGCAGAAAATGTTCCGCCCCTCGACCTTGAACGGAGTCGTAGCCGAAGTGTAGTTCTCAACCGGCTCATTCTCGCTGAAAATCCCCAAGACCCGGATGCAATCCACCGGCAGTTGAAACCGATAGAGAAACCCGAATTTCGGCCCGGGAGATGACGGGCCAAGGGTCTCGGAGCGGGTTATGGCAAAATTCCAGCGATAGGATCGCAGGAGTTTGGCCCGCAAAATCGGATACTGCCGCTTCGCTTTGCGGGCGGCTTTCCGGTCCTCGCTCAGGTCGGAAATCGGAGTTTCCCCAAGCTTGATCAGGGCGGAATTAACAACTTCAACAACACTCGTAGCCATGGGCCCCTCCCGGTAACTTCAGCTAAAAGATAGCATGTGTGACCGGCGGGATCAAGCCATGGCTATAAACTGACGCCGGCGTAGCACCCTGTAGGGGAACAATACCCCGCCACCGCCACCGCCACCGCCACCGCCACCGCCACCGCCGCCAATAGTAGCCGTTGCCGGAACGTAGACCCCACCGCTCGGCATGTAGATACGGGGGTGTGCGGATGGAGGCGGAGCGGCTTGCAGTGTCATATCGAGCTTGCCGACCGGGTCAATTTCGGGGCTAGTCCGGCCTATCAGCGGCCAATAGGCAATGATGTTTCCAGGACGCACGAGAGGCGGCGAAATGCTGGAGGCAAGAATAGCGATCTCGGCGTCAGAAAGTGCTACGTCCCACACGGCCAGTTCCGCGAGTCTGCCATTCATATAGCTGCCGTAGGCTCCATTAAAGCCACGCCGTCCGATCTCGGTTTTGTTAGGGCCTACCACGGAGATATTCGTGCTACTGGTGCCCTTGCCGCCCCCGTTGAGAAACGCGGCACGGTTGTTGCTAGCCGTGAACACGCCCGCCGCGTGGTTCCACACGTTGGCCGACCAGGTGGTTGTCGTACTTGCCGTCGCGACGCTAGAGCCATTACTAACGGCCGCCGAAATCACCTCGTTGCTGCGCGCTTGCAGGGAATAGCTGTCTTTGTTTGTCGAATTACTGATCGACAGCAGGGCCTTATGCGCCGCCAGTTCGGCTGTGTAAAACCATCCGGCGACGGTGAACGGATAGTTCGTTACGACCGCGGCGGCGTTGCTCAGATACTGCAAGTTCGCCGCTGTAAAATTACGCGACACGGATTAGGTTTCCCGTATTTCGATCGCGCCTAGCTCCAAATCACCCACCGCCGTATCGGCGGTAACATCGCGTGCAATGCGCAGCCGAAACCATTCACCTACCACGATACTGTCCATGTTTACACCGTCCGCGACGGCGACAGTGGAAGCTACCGGAACACCGGCGGTAGCCGGCACCGCTATAGCCGCAACCGTCTGCACGGCGGCAAAATCGTCGAAGTCCAGGTCTTGCGCGGTTCCGATACGTTCAAATTCAACCGTCCACCCGCCGGTCCCCGTTACGGCGCTCGTCGCGGCCCAGTGCAGGGAGACAGTCAACCCACCGCCCGCGTAGTTGCGCGGCATAATCGCGGGGAATATCGCCGCTTCAGCCACCGTATCGTCGAAATCCAAGACTAGGCGCCCATTGCGGACATCAAGGGTAGCATAATTCGCCGCCGGCGGCTCATTGGCCTGCGGCGTAAAAACAAGTAGCGTGTCACCCGATGCCATCTACTGATCTCCGTTACCGGACTAGAACAACAACCACTCCCGAAGCGCCCGCAGCCGCTACTGGCCGAAGTTGGTATACGTTCTGCAAAACGGTTTCCACCTGGCCAGCGGTGTTAAGGGCGAGGGCAACTCCGGCGGGGTCGTCCAATGGTCCAAAAACCCCGGAACCTCCTGAAGGTTCCAAAGAGCCCTGGATGACAATGTCCCCGACACCGGCGTAGGTACGAAGTTGAACCGTTACCTCATGGCTGTACGGGATACTGATGGGGTTACCGGTTTCGCCGCCCACTAAGGACCAGATATATACCCCAGCCCTGTCGGCTCCGGCGTGACCGGATACAACCGTTACAACCGGGGAGTTAAACCGGAGCACGGGCTGTCTCCACTACTCGATGGTTACGGTCGAAGTCGGGAAGTCCGCCGGGGCCGTGCCTTTCGCGCTATCGCGACGCAGGGCGCGCAGGGCCGCTCTCACGGCGATCCACACGTCCAACTTCGTGGAGGCGTTGTTGATGACAATCGCGGCATCGCCGGTCAGAATACTCGATCCGGTGCTCCGGGTTACCGACACCGAACGGTCGGGATTGGCTACCGCGCCATATTGAAGTTCCGCCATGGTCACTACTCCTCATATCTCCAGAGGGAGGGGAATGGGGCGCCCTTCAAGGCACCCCATTAGGTTAGTCGATCGCGTATTCGACGATGAAGGACAAGTCCCCCGCCACCGCCGTCGCAGGGGCCGCGGCAACCGTTGCGGCCAAGAAATACTCGCCACCGCCCTCCACCGTGTCGCCGGCATCCTGCCATACCTTCTGGCCGGCGAGTTCGATCCCGCGGGCTTCGAAGGCATAATCAGTGAAGGCGGTAGCTGCCTGGCCCAGGGTAACGGCCGTGGCATAGGCGCTCGCATTCTTGGCGGTGAGGCCGGTAGCATCCGCGTATAGGCCCACGTTCCAGGTCAGGAGCGGGGTGGCGCCGCTGTCGAGGTCATCGGCCGCCAGCCTGATGCTCAGAACGACCGCACCCTTCGGCAAGCCGGCCAGAACAACGACATCGCCCAAAGTGAGATCAGTCGTAGCAAGGGCCACGGTGCCGCTCTTGGATCGAACCCGGCCACCGTCGTTAGCGACGTTGTTCGGGATACCAGCGGAGGTCATGGTCGGCCGGTTGCTGACCAAGGCGGCCTGCTTTACAGAATTAAAACGAAACATAGTCGGTCTCCTTCAAAGACTTAGGAGGGGGCTGAGGTTTACCCAGCCCCACTCCGGGTTATTAGGACTCGTCGGCCGCCACTTCGACAACCTGAACGTCTTCGCCACGAACCGCACCCCAGGTGCCGGACGTGTAGATTTGCGAAGCCATCCGCTTGTCGGGGCGAACCGATGCAACAGAATTGGGTTCCATGGCAATGCCCAAGGTTACGGCCGTCTGCGCGTAGAAGTAGCACTGGCGGATGTTGGGCGCAATGAGGCCCACCGGCAGCCGCTCGGAGCGGATGAAGTTGAAGCCCATGAACTCGTTGACCTGACCCTGGACCAGCGCCTTGACCGTGTTGTAGTCATTCGACGTGATCTTGTCGTCTTCGAGCAACTGCCGGACTTCCTTCGAGCCGACCACCGCGTACCGCGGGATGAACTCGTCCACTTCGGCCGCATCCAGCTTTTCCTTGGCCTGGATCAGCTTGGCGATGGTCAGGCCGGTAGAGCCGTGCGCGATCTTCTGCTCAGGGGGTAGGGCCTGGGTACCGGTACCGCTTTTGCCGGTAGCGGCGGTGCCGCCCAAGGCTGCGATAATGGAGTCGTCCATACCGCGACCCATTGTGCCGGCGTGATGCATAGTGTATCGGCTGTCCACGTCGATCAGCATCCGAACCCGGGACTGTCTGTCGATCAGGTCGGCCACATCGTAGTCGGCCATGAAGCCCCAGCGCCGGGAATGCGGGGCGTTGTTCAGCGGGGTATCGCCGTGTAGGTTCGTGACCACATTCGGCGCGTCGATGCCGCCCAGACGCTCGATGGCGAAGCTCTCGCCGGTAACGGGCTCAACCTGGACGGTATGCCGCAGGCGCGACATCCGCTGCTCGGCCAGCATCAGGACGTTCGCGGAGAACTGCTCCACGTAACTGACGGGGATTTCGATAGAATTGAAGCGAAGCATGTATCTTCTCCTTGTTAAACGCAAAAACCGCCCACAAGCCCTCGGGGCCTATGACGGTTCGAATTCCAGTTCTCTTGGGTATCCGCGTCTGCCGTCGCCTATGCCGGAGCTAATCGCGGGCCGAGAGATTGAAGGGAGTATGGAACAAGTCCATACCCCCTGTCAACTCCCCTGGAAAAGATTTTTAGAGGGCTACTTTCTTGGAGCCGGAGGCCAAGGCGAAGAACTTCTGGGCCTCCTCGTTGAGCCGCTTGCGCTCGGTCGGGTTCTTCTCCGACAGGGCTTTATTCAGCAAATCGGTGCCGCGTGCCCGGGCCTCCGCCGGAGCCAGCGTCCCAAACCTGCTACCTCCTTCGGATCGGCTGTCGCCCACTGTGTCTTCAGAGAGCAGTTTCCCGACTTGCATCAGAGCCTTGACAATATGGGGATTGGTTCCCAAACCCGCGTTGTTGATGGCATTGCGAAGTGGATCGCCCCCGAGCTTCTCGATAGCAAACTCCGCCGCTCGAACCCAATCATTGAAAGCCGCGCCGGCTTCCTTTTCTAGGGCCGCGACCTCGGCGTCATGGTTGGTACCGGCCGCTACTTCCTGGGCGGCGATGGCTTCGGACACCCCAGAAGCCACGGCGCTGTAAAGGCCCTGAACTTGTTCCGGAAGCAGGCCCATCTTGAGGGCCGTATCCAGAAAGGTTTGACCGAACGGCGTCTTTGGGTCCATGGCCTTGGCGGCATCGGCATGTAGAGTATCCGGGAGCACCAGCTTGTAGCCGGAGACTTCCTTTGGGGCGCCGAGCCTGTTGAGGATAGCAAGCCGGTCCTCGAAGGTCGCATCCGCCTTGGGGATTTCTACCAAGCTGGCGGGATCGCGGCCAATCATCTGCTGGGCCGCGATGTAAGATCGGCTCAGTGTCTCCAGTTTGCCCCCCGTCTTGGCAAGACTAGCGTGGTTGCGAAGGTCTTCCGGCAAGGCGTCGAAGAAGTTGTCCGCCGAGAATGTAGCCGGAGTAGGGGTCGGAGTAGCAGTCCGAGCAGGAGCCGGGACAGGAACCTGGCCGCCCGGTTCATCATTAAACCTTAGCATCAAGTAATTCCTTCTTTCTGGTTGGTTTCCTCAAATTCCATTGGGTCGCGATCAAGCTCCCGGCCGATATGGACCATCACGCTACGTTGGCCCTCCCGGTGGACCATCAGATTTGGGTCGCTATCAAGCGTGGTATTGCGAGTATACCCAAACCGGCGAACCATGTCCGTGAGAACGATTTGGCCTTCTTGAGTTCCGAACACCGTTTTGTAGGCCAGACAGACGTCCAGCGGCGAAACGACCTTGGTCATCATGCACGTCCTTTGTTCGTAGCCGCTATGAGCGCCGCCGCGGTTTTCCCGCCCTCGACAGCCTGCTGCTGCTGAGCGGCCTGTTCCTGCTGTTGGGCGCGAGCTTGGCGAAGCACCTTCACCTTTTGGGCCGTCCGAAGTTGTTTGGCCGGAGCGCCCGAGGCCGCATGAGCCGTGCGAGCAACCTCGTCCGGGTCGAATAGATCGAAGACGCCCGGGTCTACCTGAGCCCAGGGGGCCAGGAGTTCAAAGAGCCTGGAGGTTGCCAAGCCCTCAATCTGGCGCTGAGAGCCGGTCAACGGGGATATGTACTCGACCGTAGGAGCTTCGCCACGGATTGACTCCGGAGGTTCCGGAAGCAGCTTGGCCCGGGTCAGGAGGTTAAAGACCCGCAGGATCAGGGGATGGAACAGTTCTGACTGGACCCGGATCAGCATTGGAGAAACGGCGCGGTTGCGCTCATCCACTTCCTGAAGAACTTGGGTGGCGGTCTTGACCGGGGTGTCCGGGGTCTGGAAAAGCTGAACGAAGAAGCCGCGCTCGATATCGCGTTGGACTTGCTCAAGCAATTGATTGCCCATCTCAATCCGACTGGCCCCGGGTGGGATCAGTGGTTTGATGTCAATGGAGCCCTCGGTGAAGGTCAAGCCGCCGGGATGCAAGCGCACCGGGGAAACAAGGCCGCCATCCGGCATGTGCAACGGTGGGTCCACGAGTTTCTCGGCGCCGCGCAGGATCGTCCCCTTCATCCGATTGGCCATACGGACATCCGGCAGGACCGTAATGCCGGGGGACCGGCCATAGACCTCGCCCCGCATCCGCATCCATCGCGGCACCGCGTATGGAAACTCCTCATAGGTGCCGGTTGCTACAGTGTGCTGATCCTGCGTATTCACCCAGATAGAAGCAAACGGGGCTCCACTCTGCTTCACTTTTTGGGGCAGCAACGGGCCGATTTCCCGGTCAGATACGGGAACCACACAATGAAGAAACCGGAATGCCGTTGTCGCGGGGGCTTTACCCTTCAATTCTCGTGCGATGGAAACGCCCGCTCCATCCGGCCAACGTTGGTCCGCCTGCCTGGCGGTCAACTTCTCCTGACGATACATCGTATCGACAAAGCCTTCATTGTCTTCCTCCACGACGCAATCATAGAGGTGGTACGATCGGGTCAGAAGCCGCCCGTTTCGAAACTCGGTATAGAGAATTGCGGTGCCGTAAGCACCGAGGTCGAGATACGTTGTGTGAAGGTGCTGGTAAAGGTTCGCCCGTTCAGAGGACATCTCCGTCAGCATGATCTTGGCCACGGCTTCGCGCCATTGCTTTACGTCTACCGCGTCATCAAGATCGGGGCGGTTCTTGATCCCAATCCGGAACCACTGCTGAGCAGGGTTGTTCAAGAGGGTGTGCAGGAAGGAAGCGAATAGCTCCAGGGCGCGTGGCGCGGTGCTGTCCAGAACGTCCCGGTTGCGCTCAATCCCAGGTGTTACCGTCTCGACGAACGTGCTGCTCTGGGGAACGACGTACTGCTCGACACTCTTCCACAGCCCTTCCCAAGTAGCTCGGAGAGCACGGCGTCCTGCTTCACGCCGGGTCAGGGCTTCGGCAAGTGGATCTTTCACGGGCTATCAGCTTCCAAAGAGAGTAGTCTTACCCACCGAGAGGTCCGAGACCCTGCCGCCGCCGGACAGGAGGGTGCGGGTGCGGCCACGGCGAAGCTGTTCCTCCGCAAGCGTTTTACGACGAGCCTCGTCGGCCAGCAGGCTTTCCGGGGAAACCGTCACATCCCGAGCGGGTTCGAGTACCGCGCCCGGGTTCGGCCGAGCCGCAGCGCCGGCACGATCTCTTTCGCGATCCGAACGAGCCTCGGAAGCCGGATTGACGCTGGATGCCCCCTTGGCCGGTGCGGTTCCCTTGGCCCCGGTGATGCTTTCTATGGCGCCCGTAACGGCCGGGCCGACAACCGAAGCCGCCCTGGAAATCATTCCCGGCGTGGACATGGCAAATGCCTTGGCAAGGACTTCACGCTCCCTCCCCGCTTGGGATTGGGCGCCACGGCCTGGACTCGGGTTGGCTGCCGCGCCCCGGCCGCCGCTGGAGCTACCACCACTATGGCCAGACATATTAAATCTAAGCATCAAATTCTCCACTCACGGGGTTGCGTCCCTTTTTGGCGTGCAAGGCCCACCAGCGGGCGCGCGCCTGTTCAGACCTTACATGCTTTCCATGCAAGGGGTCAAGTCCCTTCTGATCCGGTTCCCCGACAGGAACGAAATTTGGGGACATCGGGTTGTCCTCGGATTGGTCCCAGGGTTCCCGCTGGCCAGGGTTCAGAAAATCTCCCGTCGCATAGCGAATACGGCGGATGGCTTTACTGCCGGGTGGGGATGGTTCCGTCATTATCGTATATCCCGAAGAAGACCAATTCAAACACATCATGGAGCGGCAGATCAAAACGTATCCGATCCAGTGTCGCCTGCCGAGCAATCTCTTGGGCCAGGGCTATGGGTTCACTCACATCGGCGTTTTGTTTCCACGCGAGCCTGCGATCCTTCATCCGCGGGTCCTCCGACAGGAACGAGGCCAGACATTCCTCCGCCAGGAGAGCACATGCCTCGGCCCTAGCAACAGACGTAATTTCGGTGAACTCGGGGAAGTAGATGGCGTGGTAGGCGTGGGCCATCTCATGCACGAAGATAAAGGGGTCTTCGCTCTGCCTCCCAGGGTAGACAACCTGGACACACCCGGGCCAGTGGGAACCCGCCGAGAGAGTATAGGCGGGACACTTTTCGTCCGACACCACAATTTCGACCCGGGAGAGAAGCTGGACCCCCCGCGGGCCGAGAACCTTGCCGAGCCAACTGACCTGTTCGGTTGACGGGATCATCAGAAAAGGATTTCATCTTCGTCGGAATTAGATGGCTCAGGACCATCTTCCTCGCTGATCCCTGAAATGTCCGCCCCAACGATTTCAGCGACCTCTTTCAGCCCTTCCAGGATCCGCTTCGCGGGCGTGTCTGCGACTTCACACTCAAACCACACGGTCGGCCGAGCGAAGTCGGCGCCCGGCCCACTCTTGTCGGCCGCCGTGATATAGAAATAGTCACCCTCCACGTAAACAATGCCCGCGTCCTTGGCCAACCGTTCCCGAATGACCTCATGACCGGAGGTTCCCACGAACGCGGCGATCCACCCGAGGTCGTTGCCTTCAACCTTGAATGACTTGACCTTCGCCCTGCGGGCCTTCTCGGCCCGCTCGGCCCGCAGATCGGCCTGTGCCTGGGCTATCAGCTTGGCAGTTTCCGCTTTAGCGGTCAGCACGGCCGGGGGCAGTTTGACCTCCAGGGCAATATCGCCCTGCGAGGGTGCCGGCGCCTCGGGGCCATCGGCCCCCTCGTTCCGAATGTTGGGGTTACCGCGTTTCTTGGCCTCTAGCCGCTTCTGCTTCACGCGGGGGCCGGAGCCCGGGATACCCTTGGGCATCAAAATACTCCCGTGGTTTGTGTTCCTGGGCCAATCGCCCTTGCCCGCCGCAGGCCCATGGCCATGGTGCGGAAGGCGTCCGCTCCGTGGGATGCCCAATTGTGAATGGGCTTCTCGCGGAAGATTTGCTTCTTCTCGTCGTACTGTCTCTGATAGAGGGCCATCCTGTCAAGCCCCTGCTGGCACTTCATGTTGTCAAAGACGCAGCGCGGGATCAGGGCCTGTACGGCCGCGATCCCATCCCATAAGGAATGCTTCGGGACCGTCGACACCCGCACCCCCAGAGAGCGCAGGACGGAAGCTCGTGATTTCCCCGTGCCAAGCTCGTGAACCTCGACATCGTGCGGGAGGAGGTGGTAGCCATACCGATATTTTTTATCCGCCAGGAGATCGGCATAGAACGTAAGGTCGGCTCCCGAAAATTCCTCATAGTCGATAACTCTTACTTCATCCCCGACCTGTTGGAAAAACCAGATCGCCGTCGCGTCGTCCCAGCCCAAATCCCAGGCCGTGCTGACCGGCAGCAGCTTGTTCCACGGAACCGTGGTGATCCGCCCCTGCGCCCGAGCTTCCTCAAGCTCTTTGGCGTAGATGGCCCCCTCGATCGCCGCGTCGAACGATATTTCGTATTCCTGTTCGTACTTCGACCGGCCCATGTCGATCTGGGCCGAGATCAATTCCTCCTTGTCAAGCACCCCGCTCTCGGATGCCTTGACAGCCAGGGCGGTGTAATCGTCGCGGCTGATTTCCTGCGTAACCCCGGTGTGCGGATCGTGCAGGGATATCATGCCGCCCTCCATCCACGTCTTCGCGTGCATGTAGAGCGTGTAGGCGTGGTTGCGGCCGAACGGGGTGAAGATGAAGTCGGCCCACTGGTTCTGGCGCATCTTCGCATCGTAGCCGGCGCGGTTGGCGTCAGTGAGCATCGGCCGGACCTGTTCGTTCCACGCCGAGGGCGGTATCCAGGCAAATTCGTCGAACACGGCGCCGTCGAGGTAGATACCGCGGACACGTTGTTTGGGGCTATCCAGCCCGTACAAGCGGATGCGGGACCGGGACCCCAACAAGGTCGGGACCCAGACGGCCAGCTTCGTCTTGTCCATCCAGAGGGACGCCTTGAGCTTCATGTGCTCCATCAGGGCGTCGTGGTACTCCTGGAGGTACAGCCATACGATATCCTCGACCTGGGCATACGTGGGGCCAAGGTAGGCGTAGCGTCCATCGGGAAATGGGCAGTATACGGCACGGTCGAACAGCTTGGCTGTCTTGGCCACGGACTTGCCGGCGCGGCGGTGGATCACGGCGACGTTGAACCGGCGCTCGATTTCCTCTGCGTGCGCCTGCCACTCGCGGGCCTTGTAGCCGATTGTGCCGTAGACGTCCTCCGGGACCCGGGCCGTTGCGGATTTCGCCGCCTTCTCCTGGGTCATCTTCTCAAGCGATCGAATTGCCGCGCGTAATGCCATGCCCGGCACTATACCCTACGTTGCCTCCGGGGTCAATTCCGTAAGTCCTACAACAAAGTTTCAGGAGTCTTCCTAATAAAAACAATGGGTTATGTTTACTACAACAAAGTATCGCCATGCACCGAGGAAAAATTCCGCACATCCGGACGGGTTGTCTTCCCCGCGCGCGGGTCCCTGCGTTTCCCGGCATACCCCCGCCGGAGACGATTTCGGCCTAATGCTTGAATGTTTTCAATAGGTTAGGGCTTACCTTAGACTGGTGGTGCGACCAATGTGGTGGTGGTGGTGGTGGTGGTGGTGGTGGTGGTGGTGGTGGTGGTGGTGGTGGTGGTGGTGGTGGTGGTGCAACATGGGCACAGCCGGGGCACAGCCAGAGGCCAGCTAGGGGGCCAGC